CAACATTTACTGGCACAGTTGGAGGTATTACCAAGGCAATGGTTGGTTTAGGTAATGTAGATAATACAAGCGACGCAAGCAAGCCAGTAAGCACACTACAAGCTACTGCTTTAGCCTTAAAACTAGATAAAACAAGCGTAGATTCAGTGCCTACAAAAAATTCAACAAATGCTATATCAAGTGGTTCTGTTTATAAAGAAAACAAAGAAATAAAACAAGATTTAAATAGTTTTTTTACGCCTGAATTGAGTTTAATCTCTATAAAAACAGCTTTAGATGTTGAGGGGTATTTAAATAAGTCTAATGGGCAAGTAATTGCAGTGGGTGGTAATACTTTTAGAGCTACAGGGTTTTTTACTTTAATTGATGGAGTTAAATATAACGTTAAGATAAAAAATGATAACTCAAATGTTGCTGCTGTTTACTACTATGAATCTAATGAAACCTTTATATCTGTACAAATTCCAGACAATACCAACGAGGTACAAGTTGATTTAATAGTCCCCTTAAACGCTCAAAAGGTTAGATTTTCGTATCGTACAAATCTTATTTTTGAATTTAAAAAATACATATTAAATCCTACTAATGAGATAAATGGTAAAGATGTTAATTTAAGGCTTTTTAGTTCGGATTTAATAAAATTAACACCAACGTTAATAGAAGGTTATGTTGCTAAAACAGATGTTACACCTCAATCTAGTTCGTCTTGGAATTTTACTATTATAGACTTAACCTCTGAAACTAGACAACTATATATAGATGCTGGTGGTAATGTGTCAAATACTAATATATCACTAGCTGTATATACAGATGATGCGTTAAATATATTAGGAACACAAGGCGATTCCGATAGTACAGATAGACCTACTTCAAAAAAAATGAAATTAGTTTATCCAGATGGATCAACTAAGGCATATATTGTTGGGTCAAAAGCATCTCAGTTATTGTATGGAAATCTTTCTGTTTATGCGGAAAATATAGCTGTAAATAAAACCATTAAAAAAGCTGCTAATTTTTACCACGCATTTGGAGATTCTATAACTCAGGGGATAGGTTCAACAGGAAATGCAAATAGTTACTCAAATATATTTGCGAATTTAGCTAATTTGTCAAAATACAATAACAGAGGTATTAGTAGTGCTATGGTGACTTTAGCAAGTGCTTCTACTAATACGAATTTATTGCTGTACAGTAGAACGAAATTAATTACAGGTGTTGACGGAATAATAACGGTTGCAATTGGAGTAAATGATTTTAATGCACAAAATCCTGCTGGTTTAAACGCTGATAATCCTTTAGGAGATGTAAGGGTTACCGCTAAAAAAAGTTTATCAAGTATAAACGGAATTGAAACATACAGCGCAACATACACTTTTGCAGATGCGTTTAGGTTTACTATGGAAACTTTAAAAAATGACAATCCAAACGCTAAAATATTTTGCTTATTACCAATAAATTCTAACAACGAATGGCAAGGAACGGATGCTGATTTTCCTTTAAAATTACAAGATTTTAGAGATATTGAAAAAGATACATGTAAATTTTTAGGTATCGAAGTAGTAGAAATGCAATTTTGTGGAATTACTAGCACAAATTTAACACTATATATGCCCGACGGACTACACCCCAATGACTATGGACATACCGCTATGGCTAATTATTTGCTAAAAAAAATAAATTATTAATGAAGAATATAATTACAAATATTTTAGGTTTAATATTTTGGGGTTTAGCTGTAAAAGATGCTACAACCCCAGAACCATCAATTAGCTTTATAGGTTCATTAGTTGTTATTGGCGGTGCACTATTCCTGTTTAAAAATGAAACGTTAATTGAGTTGATAAAGAAAGCGATTAACAAAAAAATAGAGTAAAAATGGCAGTTGTTAAGACACAAAAAGAGGTTCTTTTACTAATGAGTTTAAAATTAGACGCATTAGCAGACAGCAATAAAAAAATAGCATCAGATCAATTTCAATTATCATGTGATTTTTCTAGTTATGTTAATAAGCAGGAATTAAAGAATGCTGAAATATTGGGGTACTTAGAAAACAATAATAAAACAAATCAAAAAGGATTAGTTGAACAGGTTAAGGTTAACGTTTTTGACATTAACGAAATAAAGAAAGGTAACCAGATAGACAAGGCAAAAGTGTACGGTGCGGGCGCTGTAATTGCTTTATTTTTTAACTTCATTTTTAAATACTTTTTTAAGTAATGATTACAAAAGTTTCAAAAGAATTATTAGACTTTTTAAAAGAGTTTGAGAGTTTTAGAAGTAAACCTTATTTTTGCCCCGCTAAAGTGCCAACTATTGGTTATGGCACTACGTATTACTTTGATACAAAAAAGCGTGTTACAATGGCTGACAAACCTATTAACGAAGATGAGGCTTTAAGGTTAAAACTCGGTCATATAAATGAGGTTTTTGCGCCTTTAGTAAATAAACTTTGCCGTGATGATTTAAAGCAGAATGAATTTGATGCATTAGTTTCTTTTGTTTATAACGCTGGTGCTACTTACATAGCTAAGAATGGTACTAAAAAATACTACAATTTATTTAGAAATGTAAATACTAGATTAAGCGGAAAAGAAATGTTTAACTATTGGTCAAATTGTGCTGTAACTGGCAACGGTGTAAGGTTAAACGGCTTAATTCGTAGACGTAAAAGAGAGGTCGAAATGTATTTAAAGTAAAAACCCCTCCAAAATTGAAGGGGAAAACACATAAAAACACATGGAAAAATTATTATCAGCGCTCAAATATACAACATAAAATGAAACTAACAAACAAATCTTATATATTTTTACTATTATTTTTTTTTATTGGCTGTGTGGCTAAGAAGTCTACTATCGAACATAAGGAACGCATTGTTAAAGATACGATTTACAAAGAACTTATTAAAACGGTGTTTAAGCCAGTTAAAGAGGTTTTGTATGTAGATAGTCCGTGCGATTCTTTAGGTGCTTTAAAGACATTTGAAAAGACGTTAATAGCTAATAAAACAAAAGTTAAACTATACAGCGATAAAAACCTTATAAAAGTAGAAGTTAATATAGACAGTATTATTGAGTCAAAACAAAAAGAATTTAAAAGTAATTACCAATCTAAAGTAGAAATTAAAGAGGTGATAAAAATAAAATACAGATATCCTATTTGGTTAATTTTAACCTCATTGATATCTGTATCTTTACTTGTTATAATGCTTAAAAATAAGTTTTTATAATTATACTTAAAAAGATATAATTTACTTAATTGTTTACAAATTGTATGCTTTTAAGTATAAATTATAAATCCATTTTTACATTAAATACTACTTAATAAAATGTATTTTTTGTGTTAATTCTAAACCTTTAAAAGATTCATTTACAAAACCACGTCTACCTAGTTTAAAGTTATTTTTAATCCAATTAGAACTGGGAGAAAGTGCAGGGTAATTAAAATAGTAAAAGTCATCACTTGTACACATATCAAATAACGCTTGATGGCTATCTCCTTTTTTAAATATAATTAACTTAGCTGTTTTATAAATTTCATTCTGCTTACAATATTGGTCTATCTTATCAGCACCTTTTAAATCTAAATGAGGTTTAAATCCAAATTTTAAAGACTTATCATCTTTACCGTGTGAGATTAAGAAACAAATATCTCCAACAAAATAATGATTTATAAACTTTCTGTGATTTGTTACGGTTACTTTTTTAAATTGTAGTTCCGCTATTTGCTTAAATGCTTCGTTTACAAAATATCCAAAAGATCCAGAATGATTATCGTTGCAGATATTATTAAAGTATATTTCCTCGTAATGGTCTGCTACTCCATAAAGTACTTTTAACTTAAATTCTAAACCTGCATCAAAACATTGTTCGTTTGTCATATTCTGTGGCAAAGAATGACCGCCCCTAGTTGTTACTCCATTAAAACCATCTAAAAAATCACCTAAATCGTCAATATATAAGATATTGCTTTGCTTTTCGTTTAAAGTCTTTTCTATAATCAAATCAGCCGATTTAAGCAACTCTTTTTTATTCCATTCTGATTTATACATAGTGTTATTATCTTTGTCAGAATCCATACCTATATGCACGTCTGTATAAGTTAAAGTATCAAAGTCTTTACTTTCTTTTACTTTGTTTATAAAATCTTTTTCTTTTAAAGGGTTTATATATTTTTTTATAATACTTTCAAAGTCAAAACTATCAACGACTTCTAAGGGTGTTATTTTTCTAGGTGCTGTTTGTACCCATTGTTGCCCAGTAGTTTCGGAAGTTGATATTTTTATTACTTCAAAATTATCTGGAATTTTAATCGGTTTAGATTGTAATTTTTTAACAGTTGAAATGGAGTTACCATCTTTGTCTAATTTTTGTATTGTTTCTACAAATTTACGTTTATTAGGTGCACTTCTTTTTGCTTGTATAAATTCCCAATCTTCTTCTTCTACTTGGTATCTGTTTTGATTTCGTTTACCATCATTTTTTTTCACTTTAAAACCTAGTAATTCAGCTTCTTTTTTATTTAGCCATCTTGCTTTTTTTGTCATGTTTTTTTATGTTTTTAATGATTCGCTAATATAGCTTTTTTTAATCGAATAGAAAAACTATCTTCTATTTCTTTTGGTTTAAAATATTTATGCTCTTTTTCTAATTTTTCTTTTATGGCTAAACGTATAAATTTGCCTACATCTATATTTAAATATTTCATGTTTTTAAAAGTATTTAGCATTTCTTCGTCTATTCTTATAACTTTAGTGTGTGCAAGTGTTTTCATGGTATTGTAATACGTTTACTTGTTATAATAATTGTTAGTAGCAATTATTTTAAAAAACCCGCCACGGTTGCGCTCAAATCTACGTGGGAATTAAAACATTGTTAACTGTTGTTGATGTTCTTTTAAACGTTTTGTAGCTGCGTTATAATAATCTGTATCTAATTCGCAAGCCGTTAAATCAAAACCTCTATTGTGGCAAGCTAAAGCAATACTTCCAGAACCTAAATGCGTGTCAAGTATTTTATTTCCTTTTTCTGCATAATTATCTAAAATCCATTCATATAAATCTATTGGTTTTTGGGTTGGGTGGTATTTCTTAATAGCTGTTGTGTTACCTTCTAAGTTTCCGTAATACCTAAAATCGTACATCTTAGCAACTTTATTAAAAGAAGTGTAAGCCAACTCTCCATCTGCAAAATTAGGTACGGGGTTTCCTTTATACCAAAATATAAAACCCTTGCATCCTTCACTCCATAAAAAAGGAAAATAATTTCCACCCCAAACAATTTGGTTTTTAGAAACTGGTTTAAGTTCTATAAAATATTCATCTGTTGGTATTCCATCATCCCAATTAGAATTTTTGTATTTATCTGCTTTTACTCTTGTACCATCAGATGCTTTGTTTGTTCTATTAAATATTCCAAACCCAATCCCATACGGCGGGTCAACTATTGCTAAATCAAAGTAGTTATCTTTGTATCTTTTCATTAGTTGCATATTACACTCATTTGTTATGTTTATCATTTTTTAATTAATTCTTTTTTTATTTCATTATAATACTTTTGTTCTTCACCACACCAGCTACTAGGTAAATGGTTTGTTATTCTTTTAGAGGCTAATTTCATTTCATTAACACAAATTAAAGCTGATTTAACCGCTCTATTGTAAGACATACTGGGTTCGTTGTTATTTCTGGTTCTTTGTATAAAATGGTCTACTAATTCTTTTGCTTTTTCTTTTGAATCCATATCTTTGTCTTTATTTGGGTTTTAAACAAAACCCACGCCCTTTTTTTACGTAGGTTTTGTATTTATTAATTATTTGCTTAACTATCGCTAATACTTTAAACAACATCTTTTAAAGAAAAAAACTACTTTATCATTTTTAATAAACCAATTCTAACAAGTGGGTTATTGTTTTGGCTTTGAACTAATCTTTTACGATAATCTTGTAAATTTTCGTTTTTCTTTGGCACTTTTATTAATTTTCCCATTTTTTACTTATTGTTTTAATTTATTCGTTTCTTTCCTTAAAAGGGTACGTTATATAACATTTTTTTTAAAAGGCCACCAATCTTATGTTATCATTTTTACGTGGAAATAAAAACGAATTAAAGCGTTTTCGTATCTTTTCTTCGCTGTGCTATTCTGATAAACCTCTGGCCTCATGTCAAAAAACCTGGCCATTGTTTTGTTAGTTAGGCCAAGTTCTTTTTTTAGTGTTTTAATATCCATTATTTTTTAAATCTTTTATTCATTGCATATTCTCTTTTTATTTTGTTAGATGTATGTTTGTTTAAAACTCTTAACTCATTAAAAACAATATCAAAACTTCTTTTTGCAGTTCTAAATTCATTAGTCATTTCAACTAATCCCATTTGGCCTCTTGGAAAAGATTTTACTAAAGTATCAGCTTTATCTAATCTTAATTCTATTTCTTTTTTTAATTCTGTGTAAAAATCTAAAGTCATAATGTTTGTTTTTAATCTCACTACAAATATAAGTATAAACTTACATAAAAACCTAATTATTACGCATTTTATTTTTAAATAAAAATAATGGCCTTTTAAAAAAAACGTTAAATAACAACGTATATAAATAAAAGCTACTAATTATTTACTTATGAATCAATTGTTTAACTAATTTTATTTATTGTTTATTTATTTATTATTTTTTTTTAGACACGCTTCAATTTATATACAAATACGTTAGCATTAATTTACAAATCAATTTCGTGGTTCATAAAGAAATGCCAAACCAACCCTCCTTGCTGTACTGTTGCTAAATAATCATCTTTTATCATATTATTACTATGTGTTTCCCATCCAGTTCCGTACATATTTATTTTAACTTCAATTTCTTTCGTGTCAGGGTCGCATAATGCCCACATAGTAATTCCATCTTCTTGCATTTGAATATCCATTATTTCAGATTTTAATGGCATTTTAACAATTTGTGTTCTTTCGTGTTCTAACTTAAATTTCCATATTTTCATAATAAAAAATAATGCTAACAATGGCTATAAATAAAAGCCGTCATTAAGGTTATTTCTTTGAATCAATCATTTGTTACACGGCTTCAATTCATAGCCGAGACGTTAGCAGTAATTAATCAGTCACTTTAACTTTCTTGCTTGTAACACAGTCATCTCTATATCCGCAATCGTCATTGTGTCCAGCGCAATTATAGCAACCACACCACTCTATCCATTCATATTTTTTTAATTCCTCCATTTTATTTATTTTTAATTATTAACTAATCCCAACAACGTGTATAATTTACAATTGCTAATCGCTTTACTTAATCTTTTTGTAAATCTATAACATTATTCTCAATCTACCAAAACTTTAACATTTAAAAATTGCAAACCATACACTAGCACGTTGTACACAATATTGCTATTTAAGCGGTTTAAACCATTGTTCACAATTACCACATCTACTAACACTTTTACCTAAAGTTGGCTTTGTGCATTCGCAATACTGTTCGCTTTGCTGTACAACATCGGTTAAAGTTAATTGCTCGTTAACTTCTTTTTTATAAAATTCTTGGAAATCCTTGTGTGCTTTATCTCCTAAATTATTATACATTAATGAAGTGTTATAACCAGCATCAAATGCTTTTTTTAATATTTTTTTTAAGTCCATATTTAATTTATTAATTATTCACGCAACTAACCTTAACCGCATACGTTATGTGTAATATAGCGCTGTTGGTCGCCTACCATCCAACATCGTGTTTGTTGGCAATTTCACTCTCGTTTATAAGGTCTGTGATTTGCGCTATACTACAAGCCTAAAAAGGCACATAACACTGTGTATATCAAAGTTTTATATTAAAATATTGTCGCATATTTATACTATATTTGCGACAAAACCTTGCCATACACAAATAAGTTGTAAACAATTAAAAATCACTTATATCTTGTTTACTATGTTTTAGCTTTACAAAATATTTAAGTCTTAGCCATTCTATATAGTCAGTACCTACACAAAGATAACAACCACATAAATTTATATTCGATTTATTTTGTTGTGTATGCCATTTCTTTTTTACGTGCTTATTTCTTCCCATAATTTTTAAAAGTTAACAACACCGTATATTAAAAATATGTGCTTTAGTTACATAGACAAAGTCCGTATTCACTACGGTTTAACCGCTTATTTATAGGCTTAGCTACATAACCTTCACATACTTTTAATATACATGCACGTTGGCAAAAATAACAAACTATACACGCATAAGTTGTAAATAATGTTTTTGTTTTTAATCGATTACTAATTTACTTATTAAAGAAGCCATTATAATATCTACAGTTACTAGACCAACTAAAGCTATCCTACCTGTTTTTTCACTTAAATCTATCCAATTAAAGTCATCTTGTATAAACCAAATTATACCATAGTGCATCACAAAAACACCTACAGACAACAATGTGTATAAAAAACACTTACCAATTGTACTATTAAAAAACTTTTTCATATCTATCTGTTTAAATTATTATTTATATTAACAAATCTATAATCTTTTTTTGTAACTACCAAAACTTTAACATTTAAAAAGGGCAATCTTCAATATCAAACGCTTCTTTTACAGTTATAACCGGCAATATTTCTTTTTCTTTCATATACTCTTCGCTAATATCAATTAAACTAAATAAAGGTTCATCGGTATCTTTCTCGTAATAACGCCCGTTAACCTCAGAGTAATTAAATTCCACGCTCGAACCTATATCCCCTTGAAAATTATACTTTGTTTTCATATTATAAAACGTGGTAGTATTCTCTATATTATTTTCCACGTCCGCCCATGTTCGGTAAATCGAGAATCCGTTATGAGTTTGATTTCTAAAATCAGCCGAACCGCTAACACTGTACAAATCTGGAACGTTATAAATTCCTGCTTCGTTTTTTTGCATTTTAGTAGGATGAGCTACTAATATAATTAAAACATTATTTGATTGTGCAAAGTGTGTGAGTTTAGTTAACACAATGTTAATCTGGTCAATCTTGTTTCCATTTGGCAAAAGTACTTTATTAAACGCATCAATCACAAATATATCAATGCCAAAAGAAATCATTTGCTCTTTAAACTTTTCAAGCAACCAATCCCAGGTAGGTAAGGTGTCGCCTTCAGCACCTGTTAAGTATATTTTTTCATTTGCCCATTCCTCATATTTATCTATTTCATCACGTGTAATTCTTGGTGCAGTTCCTTGCGTTGTTTCTTTGTCTTTCCAAAAGTTACGACCTATCACTTTCTCCATTAAATTAGTCTGGTAAAGTGCCATAGGAGAATGTTCTGGCGAAAACCAAGATCCTTTTAAATCATAATCATTTATTAAATTTAGTGCGAGCCAGTCTGTAAAGTTTGATTTTCCATGTGAAGGAATACCAGTTCCCGTAGTCAATTGCCCACGCATAACTGAAAAGCATTCTTTAAATTGTCTAAAATAATATGCCTTAGGTTTTAAGGTATCTGGCAAACCATTGTCATAGAGTTCTAATATGCCTTTTTTTAGTTCAGAAACGCTAAATGTTCCACTTACTGGAAATCGTTTACGCTTTTTAACTGTATCATGCAAAATTTGCCCTATTAGGTCGCCGTTAGCGTCTTTATTTACAAATTCTATATACTCACACCTATAACGTCCTAAACGTTGCGCAATCTTCTCTTTTAAGTCATTTCCTTTTTCATCATTATCTACCGCAATAATGAATTTTTTTACGTCTTTTAAATATTCCTTAGAATTTAACCAGTAATCATCGTTATCATTTGCACCATTTGGAACTGATATTGCATTTTTAATCCCTATTTGATGTAAGGCTAAAACGTCAAATTCTCCTTCGCAGATCCAAACTTCCTTTTCGCCAATAACAGAATTTATGTTATAAAATATAGAACGAGTGCCAGCAGATTGCATAAAGTTCTTTGCTCCATCTCTATATTTCTTGTTAACTAAAACGTCTTTCTCAAAATAGTTAAAAACAATATTATTTACCTCCTTACCTTGTTTTGGTTGGTAAAATAATTCCTCAGTAACATTTAAAGCCTTTAGAGTATTTTGGTTTATTTTTCTAGTATCTTCTATAAATCTCACCATTTTATCAGATAAATTAGTATAATTTTTCCAAGTTTGAACAGGTAACTTATATTCTTTATCCTTTACTTTTTTACTTTCACTTTCTCTAAAAGTTAGGCTCTCACATCTAAAACATTTACCAAATCCTTCTGAGTGGTTTATTTGTATAGAGGTGTCACCTTTTCTATGTTTACTAGTTTCGCAAGTTGGGCAAGATATCTTTTCTTTTCCGCTTGTTTTTTTTAGGTCCAAAGAACCCCATTCTATAAAGTTGTTCATAATTAAAGTGATGGTTTATATTTTTTAACTGGTTTTGTTATTTTGCTTAATTT